ACCTCAGACACTTTCAATTACGTTTACTGACCCTAACGATTCTGAAGCGGCAATTAACTACGCCATTAACTTCACAATGACCAACGTGCAATTTATGAACGTAAAGCGCACACGAGGAAAAGCGTTTACAGAAGTTGAAGTAGAGTTCACAGCTCGTGCCAACACAACTGACGCAACTGCTGGTTCAGGGTACTCACCTGTTCAAGCATTTATCGTTAACGCAACAGCAACCGCCTACTAAATAACCCAAAGGGGAAACAATGCCAGCAATTAACTTACCTAACGGACAGTCAGCCATCTTGTATTCACGAGACGAAATCTCTGAGCGCACAAATCGCAACATTTCTCGTGCGTATTTGAAAGCAGCTGGAACGGCATCTAAATTAAATTCACTAGGGTTTGACGACAAAGACTCTTCAACGTGGGGATTATTTGCTGATTTGAGTGACGAGGACAGAGACAGCCTAGATGGTTATCAGGGTGCTTTGATTGTTGGACTTGTTAAATCTTGGTCACTTGGGGATTTGCCCACTGCTGATTCTGCTCTTGATTTGCCTAAGCCAATCTTTGAAGCATTGGCAGAAGCTTGTTTAATTGAATTTAACGGATCAACAGACTTCTCGCCAGACACCGACCCAAAAGCCCCTACCGCCGACTAGCACGGCTGGAGGCAGCACTTAAAGGCAAGGACGCTGAAGTAGACATTGAAGTTTCTAATCTATTTCGTGAGTATAACTTTCGCAAGACGTTTGGTGGTTCACATGAGGATTTCCTCAATCAACCTCGAACTGTTACCGACTGGCTTATGGCAATTGAAAAAACTATAAACGAGGGTCAACGTGGCTGAGTTCATAGAAGGCATACCTAATTTTGAGCGTGCTTTTGAAGAGATGAAACTTCGTGTTGACGAAGCTGGTCGTAAATTTGTTCTTGAAGGCGCAGAGGTAATCAAGCGTGAAGCCAAGAAAATGTTTATTACTGGCGCTGATGCCAAGATAACCGAGTCATGGCATTCAGACGCATGGCCTTTACCAACTCGTCGCACGGGTAATCTGATGAACAGCATTTACTCAGACGGTGCTAGAAAAACAGGAACTGGTGTTTGGGAGTCGCAGACTGGCCCTCACATTGTTTATGGACGGCGCATTGAACTTGGGTTTCACGGATCAGGTCAATGGCCGTACTACACGACTCGACCATTCCCTTACATGCAACCTGGTATTGACAACTCAATTCCACAGCTTGACATTTTATTTCAAAAAACCGTAATCGCTGCTCAGGAGGCGTAACATGGCAGGACTTCTTCCACCAGTAATCGCCACACTCATAGCAGACACCAAAGAGTACATGACCAAGATGACCGAGGCCCAAGGCAAGATGGGTGAGTTTGGCGCTACTTCAAAAGCATCAGCCGGTTTGTTTGGAATGTCTGCAAGCAGTATCGCTTTAGGTGCTGCTGGTGTTGCTGCAGCCGTTGGTGGTTATGCAGTTGACGCTGCTTTGAAATTTAACGAACAGATGGACAAAGTTAGACTGCAAGCAGGTTTAACCAAAGCGCAGACTGACGCACTTAGTGGTTCAATTCTTAAGATTTCTTCAACGCTTGGCGTAACAACGTCAGACCTTGCAGCAGGAACGCTTACTATTGAACAAGCAGGTATTCGTGGCGCAGCCGCTACCAACCTATTAAATGCGTCAGCCAAGGCAGCAATTATCACCAACGCTTCTGTTGCCGACACAACCAAAGCCATTGTCGCAGCTCAGACCTTGCAAGTTTCTAAAGGGTTAGATGTTTCAAAATTAACAGGAATACTTGTCAAAGGCTCACAAGATTTTGTTGGTGGTCTTTCGGCAGAAGAATCCATGCTTCAAGGTCGAGTTGGTGTTGCCCTTGCTAAATACGGATTGGGTCTTAAAACAATTATTCCTTTAGGTGCTGAGTTTGCCAAAGTCGGATTACCTTCTCGTTCTATTGCTTCGTTTGCCAACGCTCTTGGCAATTTAGAAAAACCCTTAACAGACTCAAAGGGCAAATTAACAACCTACGCATTGAGCCTTGAACGAGTGGGGTTAAGCCAAGCCAAACTTGCCTCAGACCTTCGAGTTGGAAACATAACTGGCATTCTTAATCAAATTAAACAAGCGGCTCAGGAATCTGGTCAACCACTTGCAGCGGTAACTCAAGCTGTATTTGGATCAACTGGTTCTGGTGTTGCTTCGGTTCTTATTAAACAGTTAAACCAACTTGCCGATGCTCAAAAGAACTTAATTGGCGCTGGTGGTAAATCACTTGCAGCTCAAACGCAAACAGCCTTAATGACCCCTGCACAACAAATAAAAGTCTTTGAGCAATCTCTTAATACCGCAATGATTAAACTTGGAACCGTAGCGTTGCCTTGGGTTATTACTGGAGTTAAGTTTGCTACTGGTGTTCTTAATACCATCGAAGGGCTAATAAACCCAAAGACAAGAGCAAACACCGGCAAAGGTATTGTTGATGACATTCTTAATTCAATTACTGCATCAGGTATTGCAGGATTGAAGTTTGTTGGAAACGCCGCAATTGGACATTACGCTGATGCTTTTAGGCAGTTAATGCCAGGCGTACAAGAAAACCTTGGACCCCTTAAAAGTAATTGGGCTGGTTCTGGACAATCTAAAAAAGTTGTTATTAACAACAAGGCAACCGTTAGATCAAACGGCGGTAGATGGTGAGCCAATTTTTTTCAAATTTAGACGGTGACATTGAACTAAACAATGTTATTGAAATTGACCTAGGTGTTATTTCACAGGCTCTTGCAACCGACCCAACCTTTATTGCAGCTGTAGCCAAAGCCGTTCGTGACCAACTGACCAAAGACGTGCGCACAATGGGGAACTTGTACGGTAACAAAGCACAGATTCAATTAAACAACCAAACCAAGCCACCTACTTTGAATACGAATCAAACTAGAAGGCTGAACTAATGGCTCAGATTTCAGCACTTCCGATACTCGATGTTTACATTGCGTTCAACCCACTTGCCGGTGGCACAACGCTAAACACCGCCAACGCACAAGCGCTTCCTTCAACGGGTGCAAGTAATTCATACTGGACAAACGCAGCCATTTACGTTCAGGACTTTCAAACCAAGGCTGGTAGGCAACACTTCTTAGACCGAGTTGAAGCCTCAACGCTCAACATTACATTTAACAACCGTGACGGGTTCTTTACGGGATCACCCAATGTTCTCGACACCAGAATGCCAATTGCAATTACGGCTACTTGGTATGGAACAACGTACCCAATCTTTTGGGGATTGACCGAGAGCGTAACAGAGAAGGTTATAGACCAACTCAACTCTGAACTGACCGTTACTGCCGCAGACTTGACCAAGTTACTGAGCTTGAAGTTTATGGCAAACGAAGAGTTCTGGCCTTCTTACGTTCAAACCTCAAGCCTAAGCGACTGGTATCGTTGCAACCCTCAATCAACCGCAACGGTTACTCAAGCAATTGGCAACGGCACAGACGTTACTTACATGGCAACCAACAACTTTGTTGCAGGTCAGCACGTTACCGTTACTGGTCTTTTACCTGATGGTTACAACGTAACCGACCAAATAATTGTTGGCACACCTACGGCTACGTCTTTCACGGTGGCAAACACAACAATAGGTGGATCACAGGGAACTGGAACTGCCTACACCACAACAGTTGTTAACGCTGCTGGTGGTGCTAATGGAATCTACGAAGGCGTTGTTTCCTTTCAACAAAACGGTGCAATGGTTTATTCACCAGACGGTTGTGTTGACCTCGCCGATGGTTCTACAACTGCGGCTGGGTACGTCAACCTTTTATCCAAAACGGGTATTGGCGGTATTGACTTTTGGATTCTTGGTCAAGGACTTGGCTACTCAGTAATCTCCAACTTTGGAGCAACCTCTGGCGCTACTGCTTTATGGCTGAAGCTCTATGTTTCTTCACAAGGCAATTTATTATGCGAAGTGCAAAACGGTAGTGGAATTATTGGTTCCATTATTGCGAAACAGGGTGGAACACACATCCAAGTCAATGATGGCTACTGGCATCACATTGGTCTTGTATGCGATAGTTCAGGACACATAAACCTTTACTGCGACGGAACATACTCTGATTTCAGTTCTTTGGGAATTACACCCACAACTTTGACCTCAACTATTTTTGGCACTTCCTACCCAGTATGGATTGGTGCTGACTTATTCGCTACCGGCACAGTCTTTTCTTCTCCTGCGCTAATTGACGAAATCGTAATTAACAATACTTCGAGCCTTTCAACGCTTCAAGGAGAGGTTTCTAACCGCTACGTTGCAGGATCACTTCTGCAGCTTGGCTTCCCTGTTGACGGACTTCAATACACCTCAGCAGACCGCATTGCCGAAATCCTTATTCTTTCTGGCTACGGGTCTATTACTGGTGGGGCAATAAGCCTCCCAACTGGTTTGTTCTCGGTCAACAATGCTCCTTATTCATTCGGAGATGGCTTTGTTGTTTGCGAACCGTACTACTACGACAGCCCAATTACAGGCTCAACGGCCTTAGACTTAATTCTGCAAGTTACAGACACCGACATTGGTTCGTTCTTTCAAACCCCATCAGGCGTGTTTAACTTTTACGACCAACTCAATTACGGAACTTGGACTTGGAACGGCGTTACTGGTACATGGACTGTAAACGGTTATTCGCCAAGTGGCGGTTTGAAGTGGACTGACAATAACGTAGAGGTTCCTTACTACGGCCCATCGCTTCAAACAGTAAGAGATGATGCTGACGTATGGACAACCGTTAAGGTGACTCCACAAGCAGGTACGGAGCAGATTTACGAGAACGTATCGGCTCAACCCCGTTATGGCTACTCAACGCTTTCCAAGTCATCAACGCTTCATTCAACGCTCAACTCTGCATTGTCTACGGCAAATTACTTAGGCTACCTTTTTAGCAGCCCAATACCAAGAGTGCAGAATGTTGAGTTACGAGCTGAAACGGCTAACGGTGCTTACATACCTTCGCTTATTGGAACGCTCTTTGGTGACGTGGTTAACTTTCAGCGCCACCCACCTAACTCATCAGGTAGCGGAGTGATTGACACTAACTACGTTGTCGAGTCTATTTCTCACGACTTCCAAGCCGACCCTGGACTTTGGCACACTTCATTTATTCTTGATCCGTATCCAGTAAGGTCGTAATGGCAAACATACCCAACACAAACACGGCTGGACAAACTCTCGTTTCAGTAGGCAATGGAACTAACGCTTCTGTCTGGAGCAAAGTTTTAAGTTCGTCAAACAATAACGCATGGGATTTTTCAAGTTCGTCTGCTTTTACAGTTGGCACTACCTACAGTTCCACTTTTGCTACACAAGCAATTACGGGTTTTACAAAATACCTTATTACGGTTGTTATTGGTGGTCCTGCTAATAGCGGAACTACAGCCAACACTGCTACGCAAATGTTTTTAAGGCTCCATGATTCGGCGACGGGTACAAACGTGGTGAATGATGGTCCGCTTGGAACTCTTTGGTTTACATCCACTTCTGCGTATTCCACAGGCGCTTACACATGGTCTGGTGTTTACACAGCGCCTTCAACTGTTTCAAGAACTCTCACATCTTTTCTAAGAGTTTCTGCTGGTGGGTGTGCCACGCAACAAATTTCAGGAACAATCATAGGTATTAGTTAAGGAAACACATGACAGACGTTCGACAAAACATCGTTGGCTGGGCAAAGTGGTGCGCCACTAACCACGCCAAGTTCACTTACTCAGAAGGCCCACAGCGTATGTCGGGTATTGGAAACCCAGGCAAACTGCCAGTAACCGCCGACTGCTCAGCCTTCGTAACCCTCTGCTACAACTGGGCTGGCGCTCCTGATCCAAATGCTCAGAGCTACAACCACACCGGCTACACCGGAA